GGCGAGATCCTGCTGGCCTAGCTGGTAGGCTATGCCGCGGTCGCCGATCGCATCCCCGATCGCCGACAGGCCCTCGCCGATCGTCTTGGGAAACTTGCCCTGGGAGGCCATCATCTGCAAAGCAATGCGCTTGCGCAGCTCCGCGTTAATGTTGGGGTCGTTCTGGAAGAAGAACGATGAAAGTGGAGTTGGCTCTGCCATCACGCCGCCCTCAGTATGCTGCCCATCAGGTGCTTAGGCTTGATGTACTTGACGCCCTCGCGCTCGGCGACCGCCTTGGGTTCGATGCGCTCCACGTCTTGCGCCATCGGCCCGACGTGCCGCGTCGACGCCGGATCCTTCTTGTAGCTGTACTGGTAAACCGGCAGCTCGCGCTTCTCGCCGTCATCGCCGGCCGCGAAGATCGTCCCCATCTTGGCGATGTTTTCCTTCTCGCGCCGATCGGAGATGTAGCCGCCCTTCAGCGCACCGGCGCCGAGGCCGAGGATGCCGCCAATCAGGTTGTTGGTGTTGGCGGACTGCTGCTGATAGTTTTGCATCTGTTGATTAAAATTGGTGTTGATCAGCCCGCCCACGTCAGTGGTTGCGATCTGCGATTGCGGCGAGTTGAGCCAATTAGGCGACTGCACCGCGGATCCGCTCATCAGCGCCGAGATCTCGTTGAGCGGCTGATTGCGCTGCGCATACTGCTCCTGCATGGATTGATTGCGCTGCGCGTTCTGCGCATTGAAAACAGACTGCTGCTGCGCCAGTTGCTGCGCCAGGCCGGCATTGGCAAACGACGCCAGGCCGGCGTTCTGCGCGTATTGCTGCCCCTGCGCGGCGTTGGCAAAGGTGCCGGCGCCCAGCGCCTGGTTGTAGCCCTGCTGCTGTGCGGCGTTCTGGAACTCGGCCTGCTGCGCCGCCATGGCGTTCATGCGCGCCTGCTCCTGGCCCGCCTGACCGATAGCGCCAAAGCGCGCGTCGTTAGCCTGGCGAGAATAGTTATCCATGGCCGAGGTGTAAGCCTGCGAGCCGTATCTAATGCCCTGATCGGCGAGCTGCTGCTGGATCCGCTGTTGCTCGATTTGCAGCTGCGGGTTCATGCGCTGCATCAGGCTATCTTCAACCCGCTGCCGATCGGCCGAGAAGTTGTCCTCTGGGCCATAACTGCGTGTGATGTCGCCGTAGTCGCCACTGAGCGATGACTGGATAGGCCCGCCGCTGGCGTATGATGTCTGCGCGCCAGGAATGTTGGCAAGGTTTTGCGCGTTGCCGCCTGCCGGCGCGCCTGAAGGATTGAAGGCGGTGCCGAGTAAATTAGAAATGCTGGCGCTCTGGCTATTTGCCAGTCCAGCCAGGTTCATCTTGGCGGCGTCAGTCTGTGACCTGATCGCCTGCGACTGCGGTGACAACGACTGCGTCGAGGTGAACGTAGGCAGCGAGTACTTCGACCCAGTCGACGGATCGGTCCAGTCATAGTTGCCCGTTACGTCATAGCGCAGCGAGCCATCCGGCGTGTTCTGGTTGACGTTGTTCAAAAAGGCGTTAGCAACGCCTGTCGAGACGTTGGTGCCAGTCTGGGCCGCCGCGGTCTGCAGCGGGTTGGGCGGTGTTGGCTGATCGCCAAATAGAAAGCTCATGGCCTACCTCTGCATCGGTTGCTGCATTGGCTGCTGCATCATTGGTTGCTGTGGTTGCGCCATTGGCTGCTGCATGCCCTGCTGCGGCATCATCCCAGGCATCCCCTGTGGCGGCATTGGCTGCCCAATGGGCGCCCCTTGCGGGGGCATTCCGCCTGGGGCGGGCATACCCTGCTGCGGAATGCCACCGCCGCCCATGGGCATCTGCGGCATTGGCGGCGCAGGTGTCTGCGGCGGCGGGTTTTGTATATTCATGAGCGCGGTAGTGATGTCGTTGCGCTGCTGATCGGATCTCGGATCGAGATATTGAGCGGGCATTATGCGGCCTTTTCGGTTGCGACATGCAGGACATCACGCCGGCGATTGAACTTGTTGGCCTCCCAGGCCTCGCGCGTCAGCCGGCACACTACCAGATCACGATCGCGACCGAGCATGCGCGGCAGTAGCGTCGGCTCGTAATTGAAGGCGATCAGCTGCCGCAGCTGGCTCTTGTCGTCGGCCGGCACGCGGTTGACCACCATCTGGCACTCGAGCTGTAGGAACGGATACTGATAGGCGCGCCACATGGTCTGCCGCGTCAGCCATTTGGCGCCAGGCAGCGCCGCGCCCGACATCTCAATGACACCGGCCTGCTTGTCGTAGTTGTTGTAGAGGATGCCGGCGACCAGGCGGCCAGGGGACTGCGCATCGTCTCGGGCGATTATGCCTATGGTCGCCGTCATCGGCGGCAGCTCGCGACCCTGCCACGCCGGAACCAGCGTTGCCACGAACTGCGAAACGATGTCGTCGTATCCATAGACGTAGTCGAGCATTAGTATGGTCCTGCCTCACCGTTGGGTCCGACACTGTTCTCGCCGCCAGGCCCTGGCCCAATGCCGAAGCCGTAGCCGCCGCCGGGATCGCCAGAGCTACCGACGCCGCTGCCGCCAAAGCCGCCACCCAACCCGGCACTGGAGGCCGCGTCGTAGCCCAGGTCCATGTTCATCGACATCATCAGGCCAGGATTGGCGGCGAGGGCCGCCGCCAGCGCCTGCCCGTTAAGGCCGCCCCAGCCGGGGTTCATCCCCAGGCCTGGCGTGGCGTTAAGGCCCGGTACGCCTTGCGCGCCCAGGCCAAACCCGCCCCAACCGCCGCTGAAGGCTGTGCCGGAACTCGGCTGCCCCATCGTCGCGCCCGGACCATTCGCCATGCTGGTACCGCCGGTAATGCCTGCGCTGGTGGGGCCGGTGATGCCGCCATAATCTGCAAAGCCCTGTTGCGCACCCCAGCCAGAGGGGGCAGAGCCTTGGGCGGTCGGCCCGTTGGCTGCCTGGTTGGCCTCGGCGGGGCTGATGCCGGTCGGCCCTACGGCGGTATTGCCGCCGCCAAACGGCCCGTAACCGCCGCCGCTGTAGCCGCCGCCGAAGTTGCCAGGGCTGTAGCCGCCGGCCTCGCCGCCATTGCCAGGTCCGCTGCCGTAGTACTGGGCGAGCCAGTCCGCTATTTGCTGCTGCTTCTGCTTCTGCTGTTCCTGCTCCATCAGGAAATACCGACCGGCTTCCGAATTGAAATACCCGCCGCCTTGCGGCGTCTGTGGCATCGCCTGTTGCTGCGGCTGCTGCGCCATCATCGCGGCGTAGGCGGCGTAGGGGTTCTGCTGCGGCTGTTGCTGCGCCATCATGGCCTGCGCGATGGCGTCACGCTGGCCGCCGCCGGCGTACTGCGGCGGTGCGCCCATTGATGCCTGCACGGCGGCTTGGTCATAGCCACCGCCCCCTTCCATCGCCGCTAACTCAGCTCGCCGGTTGATCTCGGCCGAATAGTCGTTTGCGCCATCGCTTGCCATGTCAGCTCCTGTTCGACCAAGTGTCCTGCGGTGGCGTCGGCTGCGGCGCGCCCATGCCGAAGAAGTCGCGCGCGCCCTGCCAGAACGGCGGCAGCTCGCCGCCGTAAGGCTGGACGGGTTGGTTGCCGGTGGCACTGTCGATGGTACCCAGCGTGCGCTGTAGATCCTGGATGCCCTGCTGGGTCTGCGCCGGCACGTCAAAAGAAGGTGCCATGCCCTGCGGGTAGCGGCCGGCGAAGCTGTTCTGGATTGGCGCTTGCGGGTTGTAGCCGAGCAAGCGTTGCTGGTCGGGCATCTGCATCTGCGTCTGCGGCGCTTGCGGTGCGCCGCCGCGCTCCGCCAGCCATTTCTGCGCGGCCTCCGGGCCGACCGCGCGCGAGAACGTCGCATAGTCCTGCGCGCTAAGGCCGCCGGTAGCGCCCCCGTAAGTGTAGCCGCCTTGCGACGGCATTCGCGGGGTCGCGGGGTCGGGATAAGGATTGTTGCCTGTCAAGGTATTGAAGTAGCTGTTTGGGGTCTGCATCCCAATGCGGCCGTTGATCTGCCGTTGCTGCTGGTCGTAGGCCGAGCCGAACGTGTTATCGAAGTAGCCGGGGCCGTAAGATTGTGGCGATGGCTCGTACGACGGCGCTCCCGACGTCATGCCGGTCCAGTCCCGTACGCCCTGCCAGAACGAGGGGATTGGCGCGTTGCCGGGCTGGTTGGGCGACTGGCCCCGATCGCTGCCGATCCCGCCGCCCTGATACTGCTGCGAGATCTCGCTGCCGCGCCCGGCGGAATACATTGCCTGCTGCCATGCCGCCATGTCGGCGGCAGACAAGCCGTCGAACATCGTGGCTGTGTTAGGCTGCTGCGGGGCTGGCCTGTCGAAGATGTTGCCGCCGGTCGCGCCCGTGTAAGCTGCCCCCTGTCCCGCATAGTAGGCGGGCTGCGCGCCAAAACTGCCGCCGCTGTTGGCGTAGGGGTTGTAAGCCTGCGCCATCTGGGCGATGGCTATCTGGTTGCGCAGATAGTCGGCATTGTTGTTGTTGATCGCACCTGTTGCCAGCGGCGTGTAGCCGTTGCCGTAGTTGATGCTGTCGGAATAGCCGCTTGCGAGGTCCATTAGCCGCCCTCCCCGCCAGTGCCACTACCGCCGCCAAAGCTGTCTCGATAGACCGGCGCATCAGGTATCCGCGCGAACTGCTGCGATGCCCACTTGTTGGCGGCGTCCAGGCCGACGTGACTGACAAACGTATTCCAATCGTTCAGGCCGAGACCGCCATACGCCTGCGTCATCATGCCGGCCGGCGCGGTGACGCCGAGGCTGTCGTAGCCGCCCATGACCGGCATGGTGCCGCCGGTGGCCGTGGGAACGACGCCGCCCTGGCCGTAGTAGGATTGCTGGCCGGTCGACTGCGCTGCCGGCTGTGCAACTGCCGCCGCGGCGATGGCGTTGCGCCTGGCGTCAAAGTCATACGGCCCGCCCTGCGCCCTCACCCGCAGCGCCTCCGGGTCAAGCATGCCGCCAGGCTTGCCGGTATTGAACGCCACCGGCGCTCGCGTCTGCTCGATATTAACGTCGTTGACGTTGAAGACACGGTTTTGCCAGTCGTTCACCGCCTGCACCGAGGCGGGGTCATTGGCTCGGTACGCCGGTGCAAACAGGTCGCCCATGGCAGGCATTACGCATCTCCCTAGACGTTGACGCCGGCGGGTTCAAACGTCGCAGCGATCGATATCAATTCCACTTCCGGGGGCGCCTGTTGCGCCACCGTCACCTGGCAGATCGGCGCATGACTAAACCCGGTGTAGCCGATCGACACCCAACCAGTGTTGCGAACTGTCGGCTTTGACGGCGCCGCCTGGTCCCACTGCGCGTACTGCGCAATGTCTGGCGCCGACGGCGGCGCGCTGCCTGATCCGGCGTAGCCCCACAGCCCCTGATCCCAGACATCCAATATTCCCGGATCCGGCGCTGCGGACGGCGGTGTTGGAATAACAATAACGTAGTCGGTAGTGCAGGACAGTTGCGGCTGAAACGGCTCGCCGGCCCTGGCCGAGAACGAGGCTCTCGCCTGACGCCATACCAGCGTGGATGACTGCGAGGAAAACATCTCCCACCCGCCCACCATCGTCGCGGTGTACGGCACGCCATCATCGTATCCGGTGCGATCGGCCTGCATGATCTTGCCGGTTTGCGTGCCGAAAAACATATCGCCGCGCATGCGGCAGAAGCACATGGCGTCCCAGCCGATAAAGCGTGTCCAGGCGCCGGTGGCGATATTGACCACGCCGCAATACCAGCTGCCTGGATTGCCGCCGGGATAGGTGACAAACATGCCACCGTATTCGTCCCACTTACACAGCGTCCATGGATAGCTGCGCTTAGCGTTCACCATGTCGCGCCACATGGGCTTGATGGCGCGGGTGATGGCGGCCAGCTCGAGCTGCGTGCTGTCCTTGGTGATGGATGCGCTGATAGGGATAATGCCGTCGACCGTTGCAATCAGGATGTCGCCACCCACGGCTGTGTAGGCGTTCATGCCGAGCGGCACCGAGGTCTGGTATCGGCCTTCCTGGCGCCAGTTGGCGACCGTCGACGGGTCCGAGCCGGTGAAGATCAGCAGCTCGCCCTGGTCGGTCAGAAACACGCACTTGTCGTCAATGCCGTCGCCGGCATCGAGGCTCCAGGTAAAGCCACACAGCAGTTTGCCGCCTTTGGTGGCGGCGCCAGCGAGCGGGATCAGGTTGAGCTGGCCCTGGAAGGCGTTGGTCGGCAAATACCACGCGTTCATGGTGCCGCCCTCAACAAAGAAGTAGCGCCCGCGGTACTTCCACACATAGGTCAGGTTGTGTCCTGTCGCGCAAGACGGCGGCGGCGTTATGACAGGGTTAGTGGTGATCTGGCTGGCGTTGAGCGTCGTCCAGGTGGTGCCGTCGAAGTGCAGCAGGTAGTCGCCGCCCTCGTTCGCCACCAGCATGTGGTCGCCGCTTTGGTTTGCGAGTTGCGAGGCCACATAGTTGCCGGATGTCTGGCCCGATTTAATCATCGTCGGCGTTGGCGCCGTAACGTCATAGAGCTTGTTGAGGTTACCGGCATACATGCGCTGATTGTTGCCGCTGATGAATTGAAACATGGAGATGACCGGCGTTGTTTCCGGTAACGTCGCCCACGTTATGCAGCCGCCGCGCAGCTTGATGCCCTTCATGGTGGGCGCCCAGTTATCCAGCACCAGTGCAGCGCCAGGCTGCATAAAACTCTCGTTCTCGTTCAGGATCAGCCCTCGCGTCGGCGCCGGAATAGTAATGGTGCGCAGTTGCTGCGCTACCTGTTGCGGCACCGGCGATCGGCGAAAGGCCTGGTGGATGCTCATGGCACCATCCCAGGCACATAAATCGTCTGCGTCGGGATTGCCGTCTGCACGCTATCCGAGATTGTCCTGCGGCCGATAATGATTGGCCCAGGACTATCTGAACCCAGCATGTTGGTGATGGCATCGCCATAGGTGCCCATATCCTCGCCATACGGCGATCCCTTCTGGGCCTTCCATTGCCAAACCATTCCGAGCTTCAAGGTGCGCTCATCGAGCACAAACGTGTCGGCGTCATTCATGAAAGCATCGCCGCGCCCGCCTGATGACAGGCTGATGCAGTTTTTGGTGAGGTAGGCGACATTAGCGGTGACGCCCGCGGCCATCACCGGATAAATGTGGATCTGGCTGCCCAGGATAATCCACTCGCCCCAGGCGCTGTCGGTGGCATTGGCGGCGCGGCGCACCAGCCACTCGTCGGCATCAGGCACAAACCGCATCGGTTGCTGTGTTGATGTTGAACGCCACACATTCGATGTCAGCAGCATGCGCTTGTAGTCTGCCGGCAAGCTGAAGGCTGTTGTAACGCCGTCGCCAACAAACGTGGCAATTGCCTTTAGCGCGGTCCAGTCGCGATAGTCGTAAGCGATGCGCTGCGCCATTTCATTAGCGAGCGAGAGCATCTCCTGCATGGTGCGGTTGCCGGTGATGTTGGAAAAGACCGAGGTTGGCACAAGAACGCCAACCGTCGCGCAAACATCCTTCACCACCGACAACAGCGTCATGCTACGCTACCTTCTTCGGCGAACACTCCTGCGCCATCCGCACCAGCGTCCTGCGGTTGCAGTTGCCCTGCGGTGGCATGCCCGTGTGGATCTTGATGAACTCGCGCATGCCCTCCAGCGTCATGCCGGCGAACTCGCCCTCTTCGGCCTCACGCTCTTTCTTCGCTGCGTTGTCCTCTTCCAGGATGGCGTTGCGGGCCTTCAGCGCCTCCAGTTCGGCCTGCATCTGCATGTTGGGAGCGCCGATCTTGGTTGTCTCGAGATATTCGGCAGCGGAGTTTTTCCACTCGCGCCCGCCAGGCCCGAGGTTCTTCAGCT